GTGCTTTAGGTTAGTAAGTAGGAAAGTATGCGCTCGGTTTCCCGACTACGCCTTTCTCCTAACGAAAACTGCCCAATCCTTTCGAATCAGCAGCCTATCGCCATTGGCCATATCTCGCCACACGCTGCTCCCATCATAGTAAGATGCCCTAAAGCCCACCGTCCTTTGGATGGTTCTCAGGTAATAGGTCTATTAAAAACACGCCCTCCTTATAGAGGACTCGAACAGGTCTCGCCCGTAGGGGCGACTGTTGGACGCGTTGACCGTTAACATCCTAAGGGTTGTCTTACTAGGGACACACCGCATACGACCGACTTAGGCTCTGCCAGCCTTACAAACCATGGCAACATACTCAAACTGCACCCTTGAAGGGAATAAGAATGGTAGCAAGCCAGGTGCAAACCATAGGCCCACCCATAAGGCAGTCCCTTGCGTTGCCGGTCAACGCAACAACCCCACAGAGCCAACTCGTTCCGAGAGTAACTGAATCCTCCAAAAAAACGCCTCGTGGACTTGGCAGGAAAGGAACTTTCCCCCAAGAAGCGACAAAAGGCCTTTAGGAAGGACCGCACTCGGAACCTCTCTCTCCAACAACCTCTTCCTGCAATGTGAAATCAAAGACTTTCTGTCCCTGAAAACGATCTGCTGCACGGGCAAAGGAAATCGCGATGGCGGTGAAAACCCCATACGACGAAACTTCGAAACCCGTGCTGCATCGGCAGACAGACAAGCTTTGAGATCAAAACGTTGCCTCCCACACTCCTTTTCCATGCTCCACTTCGGTCGCGGAAGCGACACATCCTTCTCAAAGCGAACGAATGCAGCCCAAATCCCAGACAACTCCTCCAAGCCCCAGGAAGGGACCCAGGAGAGAGAAGAAGGGACGGGAAGCATATCTTCGCGCAAAACCGAATCCTCGCGAGGCACAGGGAGCTCGGACGTGCGACTAAACACTTCAATCTCATGAAGAGAAAGAAGGTTATGTCGACGAAGCCAAGCGACCTGTTTCTGACCGAAGAAACCGGATTTGAAGAAGGACCAGCCAAAAGAACGAACCAACTTGCTGCCGCGGCGCATCAACCAATCAAAAGAACGACGAGAGAGGCTACTCCGAGGGGAGAGCCATCTAGTCGCCTCGCGAATGGAAGCGCCAAGGCCGACAGGAAGGTGAAGATCAAACTGGGCTGGACGAAGAAAGGGAACAGAAACAAACTTGCCACCGGACCATTGAAAAAGGGTCGAATTGATGTTCAAGAAGCGCGGGGAAACCTGAGTCTTCTTCTTGTTCACCACGGAGCAAGTGGATTCTGCAGCATGGAAAAACCGATCGGGGTGCTCCGACCGGAAGACGAGATCGTCCCCATTGATCAAACACTGATCGAAAGCACGCAAAGCGCGCCCAGACAGGTTTGTCATTCCCGATGACCAAAGGTAGAAGAAAAAAGTCTGGAGACAGAGGAGAGGAAAGCTGAGAAGGCTTCCCATCAT